TATCGATAAGCTACGATCCTGGGCTAGCAAGCCTACCGCGATGGACGGCACGGTTACGGACTATCTTGTTGCCAACAAGCTGGATGCCATCACTGATCTACGTGCCATCTTTGGTAAGAAGTTAGAACTTGGTGTTGATGCCGTACTTGCAACGAAACCTTTACATCCTGCTGTACAAGCCACCCTCAATACCGGGGATCTGCTTTCGGCGTTGCGGATGCTTGCGGCTTCTAATAAAGGAGCCACGTCCAAAGTTGCAAACAGCCTTGCGAACGCATTAGGCAACACCAAGCTGAAAGTTGTTGATGGCTTAAAGAACGATGCGGGTCAGCCTGTCGCTGGCTTGTTTGATCCAAAGACCAATACTATTCAGCTCGATGCCGAATTAGGAATGACGCCTCACACGTTGTTCCACGAAACGACTCATGCGCTCACCGCCGCGACTCTTGCAAACAAGTCACATCCAGTCACCCGGCAGCTCAACGATCTATTCCAAACCATTAAGGCATCTTTGGACGGTGCCTATGGTGCGCAATCGCTTGAAGAATTTGTGGCCGAAGCATTTAGCAATCCTGAGTTTCAGGCAAAGCTACGCGCTATCAATCCAAAGGGTGAGCCCATCACCGCGTGGCAAAAGTTCTCCCACACAATCAAGAATATGTTGCGTCGCGTGCTTGGTCTAGAGTCCAAGCCGATGGAGTCGGCGCTAGATAAAACCGATACGCTCATTGAATCCATCCTTGCACCTTCGCCTGATTCTCGTAATGCAGGTGTGCTGTATCAAGCTGCGCTGACCGGAAGCGGCGATAAAGTTCTAGATCGTGTAGCTGCAGCCGCAGCCAAGTTGCCCTTGATGAACCAAGATCGTGCCGATGTTGCGCACGAACTAATTAGCACGACGTTACCTACAGCGGCTAAAAAAGGGTTGCTCAAGCTGTACCCGCTTCACGCGCTCGTCGAAATCGCCAAACCATCCGTTGCACGTGCCGATCAGCTACTTACCCTGGTCAAAGAAAAACGTGGCGCGGAAGGTATCCGCAATCAAAAGATCGAAGCAACAATCGCCGTCGTCAAAGATTGGGCCAAAAAGAATCCTTCTTTGATCGATTCTTTAAATAAGGTTGTCTACGACAGCACTGTTGAACAGGTTGATCCATCCAAGCCCGCATCTGAATACAAAGGCGACAAGCTCAACAAGTGGAAAGAGCTACAGCCGGAGTGGAACAAGCTGCAGTCCTCCGGGCAGGGTATCTACACCCTGATGCGCGATACCTATAAGAAGATGTACAAAGATACGCAGACTGTTTTGGAAAATCGTATCGATGAGATGGGAGTCGATAAGCAAACAGCCGAGAAACTTAAAAAAGATTTCTATGAGAAGTTATTTGAAAACGGCGTTATAGAACCGTACTTCCCTCTAACAAGGACTGGTAAGTATTGGTTGTCTTACCACGCGTATAGTCCACGCACCAAAACAACTGAGTTGTTTGTTGAGTTGTTTGAAACCCCCGCTGCTCGTACTCGTGCGATTGAAGATTTGAAGAAGCAGCTACCGGCGTCGCAGCACAGCACGATCGAGACGTTCTCTAAACTCGAACAGATCAATTATCGCAACGCACCTCCGACATCATTTGTTAGCAGTCTTCTGCAGACCTTGGAGGCTAGCAAACTCAAGGCTAGCGCCGATCAGAAAAAAGCACTTGATGAATCTATTCAGCAGGTGATGACGACGTTCTTGAATCTGCTTCCAGAGACATCCTTTGCGCAATCGTTCCGGCATCGTAAGAACCGAGAGGGCTACAACCGTGATGCGATTGGAGCTTTAGAAACCAAGGGCTACTCGTTGTCACGGCAACTGACGAACATTGAGTACGGGGCCAAGCTTCAGCAACTGCGTGCAAACATTTTGAAAGACTACAAGCAGGCCGGTAACCCGGAATCTGCTCGTCCTTACATTGATGAGTTGAACACTCGTATTGACTTTGCGATAAGCCCGCAGGTGCCTGAGTGGGCGCAAGTAGCAACCTCGCTTGGCTTTAACATGACACTGGGTCTTAACGTGTCATCCGCGCTTGTAAACTTGGCGCAGCTGCCGATGGTTGTTTACCCATACCTGTCGAGCAAGCATGGTCCTGTGGCTAGTTTCTCAGCATTGGGTCGCGCCACGCGGCTGTTCATGGGCAGTGGTTCCACGCATGAAGTTGAAGTGCTGACAGGTGGGCGCAAGCATAAGTTCCGTGCCATGCCCTCGCTTGATAACTACGACTTCTCAAACGAAAAGGTAGCGCACCTTAAGACTTTAGCGGATGAAGCTCTACGGTTGGGGCAGCTCAATCGTTCTGCTACTTACGACATCTTGGACATGGATAACAAGTCCACGGTTGGGGCTAAAGTCAATGCCGTGACGGGTTTCGTTTTCCACCACGGCGAGCGTATGAACCGGCAGATTGCGTTGATCGCAGCCTATGAGTTAAATCTCGCGAAGCTTAAGAAAGCCGGTAAGACAGGTAAGACTGCGGAACTCGAAGCCGCACAGCAAGCTATCTACGAAGTCGAACTTACGAACGGCGGCACAATCGCAGAAGCTGCACCTTCTATTGCGCAAAGTGGTCTCGGCAAAGTTATCTTCATGTACAAAAACTATGGCGTGTCCATGATGTACATGTTGTTTAAAGCTGCGCGAGACGCTACAAAAAATGCCGACCCAGATGTACGTAAGCAGGCTATGGGTCAACTTGCGGGTGTCTTTGGATCAGCCGCACTCTTCGCGGGGGCTAGTGGTCTGCCGATGTACGGCGTCATAGCGATGCTCTACAACATGTTCAAAGATGACGACGAAGAAGACTTCGATACGTCGATGCGCAAGTGGTTGGGCGAGACCATGTTTAGTGGCGTGCTCAACGCCGTTACAGGATTAGAAATCTCAAGGCGTATCGGTTTGGCCAATCTAATCTTCCGTGACACCACGGTCAAAGATCAAGACAGTGCAATCTTAAGTCTGATGGAAACGTTGGGTGGACCGGTGTTTGGTATCGTAAGCCGGATGGAGCGGGGGGTAGGTTTGATCGGTGAAGGGTACACGGCTCGTGGTATTGAGCAGATGATGCCCTCCGCAATCGGCAACATGATGAAGTCAACTCGATACGCAGCAGAAGGTACACAAACTCTGCGCGGTGATCCGATCACGGGAGAAGTTGGGCCGTGGAATGTGGGGGCTCAATTCTTTGGATTCGCGCCCGCTGAATACATACGGCAGCTTGAGATCAACGCTCAAGAAAAAGGTATCCAGCGGTCAGTCAACGAAGAGCGTACAAAGATCTTGCGTCGGTATTACATGGCTCTCCGGCAGGGTGATGCCGATGGATTGAAAGACGTGGGTAAAGAACTCGCTGACTTCAACAAACGCCACCCGTCGATTGCCATATCGGGCGACACAATTAAGAAGTCAATGGCTCAACACATGCGTACGTCTGCAACGATGTATCACGGCATCACTCTTGATCGTCGCATGTTGCCTGAGATCAGGGCTCGTCTTGCGGAATACGAAGACACCGAAGACGAAGATTAAGCGAGACGCCAAAACCGCACACCCCATAGCCCGCTCTCGATGCGGGCATGGTATTCCATATTCCAACCCTGCTTTTGTGCGTGGTCGTTGATCTGTCTGGCCAGCTCGATAACATTTATGCAGGGTATGAACGCGCTTGTGCCCGGCGTCATCTTGTCCCAATCAACAACTATGTATAAGTTATCGGGGGATATGTCAGATGACGACAGGCGGTAGCGCGATATCTTAGGCGGCTTCCGATAGATCTTGTCCGGTATCTTCATCGTCATACCAGCCATCACAGTTGATGACCCACACATCTGCGGGGGGCATGCTCATGTGCGTCCCCTTGGACATGCGAATCTTTTCCTTGTGAGCTTTTGTTGGGCCGTCTTGCAGCTTTTGCATAAACGATCCATAGTCTATCTGTCGCTTCGAACACCACTCCCGCAAGGGTCGCACCTGTAGATACATGCGCTTGATGTCGTACTCGTGCCGTATCGTGAACGTGAATCTGGGCGTGGCTTCTGGGTGCACGATAGTCTCGACACTATCTTTCCGACGATCTTGATTGCTTTTGATACGCAGGGTGTTGTTATAGTTCTCTGCGATGTAATCATTGAGCGTTCCAAGCGCGTCGACTGACATGTCGATCACCTTTTCTTTGGAGTCTTGCAAGGCTCCCATCAACCAAGACTTTAGCCGGTCAAGATCGAAGTCAAGTAAGCCGTACCGCTTTGTAAGGATGCCCGCACTCATACCGGTAGCCGCATACACCGACCAGAATCGGTTTTGTGCCGTCAGCCCTGCTGCTTGGTCAATTCGTAATTGCGTCTCGTAGCATAAGTTCCGAACAAACTCCATCTCTTTAAGAATGCTCTGAATGTATATCGGTCCAGCATGCCCATAGTTCTTTAAGATCTCTATGCTGAGCTTGTCGGTTTCCGCCTTTGTCTTAAACGGTAGAACAGGCGCTGGGTATTCAAATATCCTCTGCGCTTCTGCTTTCGGCATAGCTTTAACCGAATTGACTTTTTGAATCAGACTTGCGTTACCGGTACTACCAAAAATTGTGTTCCAAGGATCGCCGCGAACCCGCTCTTGGTTGTTCTTACCAGACATCCGATTCTTTTGTCGCCCCGCAGAGTATGCGTACGCTATGTCTGATACTTCAACTGGGCGCATGTTGGTCAGCTCATCGAGACCAATCAACAAATTTTTGAACACCTCCGATCGATTCATCTTGGAGTTATATGTGTCCTGCTCATTGTTTATCAGAAGCCCAGGGTTGCCCCACGCTGATAGACCTGCAAGCAACGATGCGGTTTTACCAATCCCAGAATCCTCACTATAGATGTGAACCCCAAAGCCGTGGATGGGAAAGAACTTAACAAGTGGAGCTGCAAACGACATGAGCAACATCATCTGATGCGCTTCTAATCCGGGCCGTCCAAAGAACTTCATGGTCTTGACCCACGCATCCAAAGAACCTCGCTGCTTGAACGCTGGGAAATACTGAACGGTCTTGCTTGACGGTGGGTTGTCCGCAACGCGATCCGCAAAGAATTCTTTATTGCCAAGCACAAACGACTTTAAGTCGTCATCTGTCCAACCAAACTGAATGCGAGCTTCATCCGCTTCTGCACGATACTGTAATTCGTTAACCCATTTCATGATGTAGCCTCGTAGTTCTGATGCGTCCAACACAGCAACACCGTGTTTTGCCAGAGCTTTGCGCAGGTCGTCTTTGCCCCCGATCTCCATAAGAGACAGTGTGAACTCACGCATGCCATCTTTTGGCAGGTGCAGTCTTACGACAACAGACTCCCCGATCTCAGGATCTCGCACCCTACCCACAACATAGATTGGGTTGTGGTACACCATGACATCTTTTTCGTCGTTGTCTTTGTCACGGGTGCGCTTATAGACTGCGCCGTTGCGCCCCTTGAAGTATGGCTCTGGGTATGCGGGTATCGTGAACTCCATCGAGACCGCAGGCTCGTCCACAACTTTACTTACAACGACCGTCTCTTCACGAACTTCTTCAATCTCTCGACCAAGAACGATGGGTGATTTAATCTTTGTCCAGTGTGGACACGACGGGCAGATATCAGGCGCTATCTCGTCAAACGTTCCGCACAAGTATGGCCCTTGCGTATGCTGGGCTTTCTGCACCGTCTCTGACGCATCGTAGTTTGGGTGCCTCGACGATATCTTGTGTATGGCTTTATCTCGATCCGCGCATGCCCACGCAATCGATAAACCCGCCCTCCATAGTGGTTCGTCAACTTCTTCTTGGTTCTCAGTTAGGCGTTTGATTTGTTCACAGCCCGTACCTTGTAAGCTCTTAACAAGTATGTTTTTGAAGTAGCTGTTGCTGTTGCCCGCAAGCATAGCCGTGAGCCCGCTTGGCACCGACCCCGGCAACTGAGGCTTTTCTTTGATCCGGCCAAACCTCTCAACAAACTGATCGAGTGTGACAGGCGGTTCAAGAGAACCAATAACTTCGACAAGTTTGGGAGGGTTGTCTTTGTAGTGATGGGTGCCCGGAATGCGTAGAACCCGAGCAGCGTCTGCTGGTACAGACGTATCAATCTCAAAGTTATTTTTTATGCAGGCTTGCTTAAACGCTCGTGCAACCTCCGCCCAATCATCTCGGTCGGCGGGTTTATCCAACCGCCAGTACACATGCAGGCCGCGCCCCGAACTGATCATCGTAGGCTTTGGCAGATTGGTCTGCTTGCAGAACACTCGTAAAGCTTTTAACCCGTCAACCTGTGTCGGGAACGGCTTGCCTTCGCCACAATCAATATCAAGAAAGAATGATCGGACTTGGTTGACGTTTTTTGCCGTACGCGAAAACTTGTTATGAAATGTACCAAGCGCGAAGTAAGCGTTGAACTGTTGTGCATCCAGCTCATGCGCTCGGTCAATAACTTCATCGATGGAGTCAAACAACTCTTGCTTGATAAGCCCGTTTCGATATGCCCACAAACAGTAGTGTCCCTCATCCCCAAGGACAGATTCCAAGAATGTTTTTGTATCCATAGCGCCGACCGTCAGATGATAGGAAACGACTGGGGGCATTACGCCCCCCTTGAGTAAACTGTTTACTCGTCGTCCCAATCACCAACGATGTCGGCAAGATCCGCTTTCGATTCTTGCACAGGGGCAGGTGCGTTCTTCTTCGCGACCTTCTTCGGCTCTTCAACCACAGGCTCGGGATCGGGTTCAACTTTCTTTGGCGCTGGCGCTTCAAGCTTAGGCGCTGGCATCACACCATCCGTCTGTGATACGGTCAACGTGATAGCACGAATCGTCTCGGGCGCTTCCCGCATTTCCAACACCGCGTCTGCTTCTTCCTCAGTCAGTTCACGTACAGGTTTGAACACCAACTTGGGAGTGGGGCTTGACGTATCAAATCGCATCTCAGTGATAATGCTTTCGACCAACGTGCTGTGCGCACCGCAGTGACGGGCATAAGCTTGCAAAGGCATCTTGCCGTTTTCCGCATCACCAAACACGCTTGTCGACGGCAGCGCCAATTGATATACCTGCCTTTTGGTAATCTCGCCTTCGACCAGCACAGCCACGCGCTGCTGAAACTTGCAAGCACGTGAATCGCTAGGTCCACTACCTTTGATATCTTGCTTGCACTGACGGCAATTACTTGCTTGGCGCTGAGCTTCGGGCACTTCAGGTGCAGGCTTGTTACAGTCATGCGACCAGCACATGGGCTTGACGGTCTCGCCTTCTACATACTTGCCTTCGAAGTACATACGCGAGACAGGGGCAGCGTTAATGATAACGACGTTCATCGAACGCTCTTCGTTCACACGAACTTCTTTACCACCGATGATCTCGCGAAACACACCGCCTTTGATGCTGATACGACGATTGCCGCTCGTGCCACCAGACAGCGATGAGGTGAGATTACTTTGAACGCCAGAGAACTTACTAGCAACGTTGGACGGTTTTCCGAACAGAGTCATTGCGGACATCTAAATCTCCTTAAAGATCTTTATCAGGATCGACAACAAGTTCGAGCTGCAACTGTTTGGTGTTGGCGGGCTCGACGATGGGGTTTGTGGCTTTGCTTGCGTTAAACCACAGCTCTTTCAACTTCTCGATATCGAAGCGGTACGTCTTTGCAATCTTTACGTACGTGTGATCCGGTATGTGCCCAAGCCGAACCCAAGAACGTACGGTTGGTATCGATACATCGAATGTTTTTGCAAGCTCGTCAATTGACACAAAACGGGCGGTAGGTTCAATACTCATGTGGACTTTCTCCGAATTGATACGGTGTACTCCCTCGTTACGTTTAGCCCCGGCGGTACCTTGTCCGGGTTCTCCTCAAGCCAAGTCTTGACATTTGTCTGGTGCAGGCGCTTTTCCAACAGATCGGGCAGTCTGTTTTCAAGAATGAACTTGTTCATCGAATCCCAATCGTTAGTCCAGTATTGCGTCTTGACCGTACGGTAAAACGTTCCTTCAGGTGTACGCACCGACTCCACATCAAACTTTTTGCAGTGATCTAGCAGCGCATCTTTTATCGCATCCATCTTCTCCTTCAACGCACGGTCTTCTGATTCCCACTTGGTCTTCAGTTCGCTACGTGCTTGGTTCATCTTCAGGTAAACCCTGACTAGCCGTTCCAACGGAATGTCTTGATTGCTTTGGTCCATACTGCCTCCTGTAGTTGTGCAGCCCCTACAATATAGCGATGTTTTACCATTTAATCAAGCATTTCGTTATAGAAATTTACAATCTGTGAGTGGATATCGATTTTATTATCCAATAGCCCATAAACGTACCGTTCTATTCTAGATCCTTGTAGTTGGATCACGGTTGTCTTATGGGTCTGACCTGCCCGATGTACTCGGGCGTTTGCTTGTGCGTAGGTCTCAAGGCTGGAGGTTGGACCCCACCACACCACCGTGTCAGCTTCGGTCAGGGTGACGCCATGTGCGGCAGCTTGGGGCTGGATGATCAGCACGTGCGGGTTGGGCTTGGTCTGGAAGTCGCGAAAAATAATGTCGCGTTTAGCCACAGGCACGTCGCCGTTGATAATCTCGCTGGTTATTTTGTCTTCGCGTAACTTGTTTGCCAGGATCTCGCTGATGTGCTTGAACGGGACAAAGACAAGTACCTTGCGACTCGATTCGGATATGACTTCCAAGAGCACGTTGTAGCGGTTGGAAATGTCGAACTCGACAACTTCTTTGTCGTCGGTGTACACCGCCCCGCATGAGATCTGCAGCAGCTTGTTCATGTTAATCGCCGCAGTTGGTGCAGAGATTGTTTCGCCGCCCGTCTGCGCGATCATCTTGTCTTTGATCAGCTTGTAATACTTTTCCTGCTGCTTGGTCAGCGGTACTTCCCGTTTGGTGTACGTCATCTCCGGCAGGTCTAGGCACTCGTCTTTGGTGTACCGTATGGCAGGCTGTAGCGCCTCGAAAACGGTTGACGTTGCAGAGTTCTTGGGCACCCACTTGAAGTCGGTGATCTTTACCATGACCATTTCGCGAAACGTCGTTATGAATCGGGGCACCCCCTCCGGGTTAACAAGCTTAGCCAACCCAAACGCATCGACGGGCGACTGTGCTGCTGGTGTTCCGGTTAACATCCATAGCCATGTTCGCGACGTGACCAGCGAGTTCAAAATCTTCCAACGTTTGGTTTGTGGATTTTTGTAAGCGTTGGCTTCATCCACGACAATCAAGTCGAACCCGCTCTGAGCAATCGCCTCTCGCACGATCTCCACGCCGTCATAGTTAATGATGACGAACTGCGCGTCACCTCGTATGATCTTCTCCCGCTTCTCACGTGGGCCGAACGCGATGTCTACCGAACGGTGCATGGCAAACTTAAACAAGTCACCACGCCATGCAGAATCCATGATTGACAGCGGGCAAATGATCAACACGCGGTTGATACGCTTCTCACGTAGCAAGTAGTCAGCTGCCCAGATAACGGAGCCTGTCTTGCCCGTCCCCTGCTCGTTAAAGCAAAACGCTTTGCGATGCAGAGTAAGAAACGATGCGGTGTCTTTCTGGTGCTCGAATGGCTTGTACCGACCGGGCCAGTTGTACTGCCCCATGATCGGGGATGGCACGTTCTTGATACGCAGGTTGCGCAAGACTTGCGCTTCATCAAGCCCCCATTTCACAACGACTCGGTTGCCGGTGATTTCTTTCGACTTCGGTATGACCTCAGTCACACGCTTGGGGTTGCGTAGGGTAAGCAATAGAGCTTTGTTGTCAATGATCTGCACGGGTTCACCCGGAAAAAGAAATGCAGCCGAACATGCTCGGCGGTTAATTAGCCTGTCTTTCCAGGCTGTCCGTCAACTCACGATGAGGAGAACAACTCGCGTTGACTGCGGATGTTTTGTGCCACCTTCCGCTGGGCGTCGCCTCTGCAGTACAGCGACCACTACAAAACCAAATCTAGCTCGCGGTCAACGAAGCGTCAAGATTTTTTCTTGTGCCCGTTAGCCGCTCTGTTCTTCGATGGACTTATGAGTTTTGTGCCATCCGCATTTGAACCACCTTTGCTTAACATCTTCACGTGATGAATGTCTTTGCCAGTGCGGTCAATGCCCTTTGCATCGTACTCTCTACGGGCACGTTGCCGCTCCATGCGGTCGTCGTGTTCGCCCCGTTTCTTCTGCATTTGGTACTCGTGCTTGTACGGCCTTGGGGTTTTTGTGTACGGCATGTTAGCTTCTCCCATTGTGTGGGCAGGACAGCACGACACAGTGCTTTCGACACAGCCCAGAGGGTCTAGGATTCCACATGTCCAGCTTGTATGCAAGCTTCATTCGCTCATAGTCTGATAACCATTTTTCCCACAGCACGGGCTCGTCATCTCGTCGGTAACTTGTTTTGATAAACGCCTTTGCGATCACAAACAACAGCCCTGCTTTGATGCGGGTGACCTCGGGGAAATGTTTGAAGATTGCCAACGCCATCAGTTCGAGCTGCCCCTTGTCTGCGTACTTCGCGCTCTTGCCCGTCTTGTAGTCAAGCACTCTCGCAGAGTCACCATCGATGATGATCAAGTCAGCGATACCCTTCCACCACACGTTAGGGTCTCTGAACCCGCAGGGCTCCAAGTTCTCAGTCAGCCCCATCTCATACTCACACAACTTGTTGCCCGGTAAGTTCTTAAGATTACCCAGTGCATCTTTTGCAAATGCGAACTCGTTTGGCAGTGGTGTGTTTTCTTTTATGAAATCTTCTGCGGCTTTGTGAAACCGTGTGCCGTACAGTAGATGTTCAGCGTTCTGATCTTCTTGATAGTCACGTGCCACCCGCAAGTGGTAATACTTCTTGGGACATTGATCAAACGTTTTGATTGAAGAAAACGACCACGCCGGAGAACTCATCAGCAATCCCCATACCGTTTTGCGAACCCTGCCTCACAATTCACAGGCAGACCTTGCGCCCACTCGGGCGTCCACCGCATACACTCTACGACATACGCCATTGCCTTGCCAGCATCTGCTTCCGGTGCAATACAAGCCACGGCATCATGGACAGTCAACACAACTTTATATCGCTTGGCAATCAATAACATCTGCTCCGCGATGATGCAACGTGCAATCGCTTGACACACATTCTCGATGACCTTGCCACCATAGATTCTAGTCTCACCACGTCGGGTCAGGTAAGAAAATTCTTCACCGTTCTTTTCTGTGCTTGTCCTAAGCCCGTCATAGCGCATCAACAACCCACTAGGCAACTCAATAGCGTTTTGCTCGTGCAAGACTTTCAGTACGCCAGCCCGCCCCAGAGTGCACGGATCATTGCGCACCATGCAGTCCAACATGTTTTGCGCAGACCTCCACAGTGACACGATCCTGTCGTTAGAGAACCGATACACTTGAATGATGCGACGCGCTTCATCGATATCAATGTCCATGGGCGGATCAGATTTTGATAACGCATCTTTAAACTTCTGCGCACCCAGCCCATACCCGCAGCCCAAGACAGCAGTCTTACCAACGAACCGTTGTTGCTTTGTGATCTGATCTTCGGACACACCATAGATAGCAGACGCCATCTTCTTATACACATCTCCACCTTCAGAGAATGTCTTGGTAACATCATCCTGCTCGGCCAACCACGCCAGCACGCGAGCTTCGATCTGCGAAGAGTCAGCATCAATGATCACGTAGCCATCTGGCGCAAGTATCGAACGCTTCAACGTCTTAGCGTATGGGCCACGGCTCGGTAAGTTTTGCAAGTTGATCTTGTCGTCACCACCAAAGCGACCTGTGTGCGCAGCGTAGTACCGAATAGGTACAGGCAAGTCACCACGTGATGCGATCTCAAGAAACCGTTGGGTACGTGTCTCTTCCAACGTTGACTTAACTCCCAACCTCGCCGCAACGATAGCTTGCACTTGCGGGTCCGGGTGATCTTGAAGATCCAATAGCCCTTGATCCGTCTTAGACAAAGCCAACGTTTCTTTGCCCGTGCGTAAACTTTTTTTGGTAGGTGGCTTCACGCCAAGCTTGCGCAACTGTGCTGCGAACTTCGAGTTCGACATGATGTCATCACGTGTCAAGCCCGACGCATCCAGCAGTGAACCCTTGAACTCGATGAGCTTCTGCAAGTGTGCCGACAACATCTCCGTGTCCAGCTGCAACACCGGGTTGATGAACATCTGCAGCGTTGTGTGGATGATGCGTAACTCTTTCTTGGGAAAGTTCTTACCCAATATATGAAAAAGTTTATGCGTAAGCTCTACATCATTAAGACAGTAGTCGCCATACCGACTCAGCTCATCTTCAGTGAAGTCGACACGCCGCTTGCCCTTGGCGTTGATAACCTCTGTGCCCTTCTCACCGATCTGATATCGCTCAGCCAAAGCTTTCAATGAACCACCCACCTCTACGCCGTGGATGGCTCGCCCCATGCACAGAGTATCCAACCACATTCGGGGTTGTAGATCGAAGACCCAAGCCAGGATAGCGCCGTCAAACATTGTGTTGTGTGCCAACACCAAAGAATCTTCCCAGGGTAGTTGTTCGAGAAACTTCTTAAGAGACGCATGATCACCGCTAGCCCAGACAGCTTTATCGTTGTTGACTTTTACTCCAACACCGATAACTTCAAACGCTGGACTGCGGATGTACTCCTCGGTTGTGATCTTCGACAAAGAAAAGTCTTGATCGTAGTAGGTTTCAAAATCAATCGTTAAAAGATTCATGCCTTATCTTCCCTACCTGCTTTGAACCCAGCATCCCAAGCTTTAGACCAAGCAACACACCATATGTCATATGAGCCGTCTAGTGGGAACTTAAAATCTTCTTTGCCCTTCATAAGAGCTTTCACATCTTTACGTTTAATCCAAGCTTCCCAAGCCTTGTCACGCTCCGGGTTACGGATAGGTATGTCGTCAAACATCGTTCTTCTCCTCATCTAGTCCCTGTTCCTCAGCATACTTGCCCCAAACAGCGTCCAGCATATCAGCGGCTTTTTTAAGTTTGTAGATCAGGCTCTCGTGTTCGTACTCATCAAGCCCTGCTGCGTAACCACGCATCCATGCAGCCATGGTGAAGTATTGAAGTTTGTTTGCGTCAATCATTGTTCTTCTCCTCAACAGGCTTCTTCTTTGAGTGTGATTTCAAAGGTTTGACAAGATAGCCCACAGGTTGCTCTGCAGGCATACCAAAGCCACGCTGTATATGCAGTGCATGAACCTCCCCGCCCCCGATCTCATACGCCAGGGTAATTGCCTCTTCTCGGGTCTGCTTTATCAACGTAACAACTTCTACGATTTGTGTCTTCATGTGTTCTTCTCCAGCAGCTTGGCTTCAATAGCGCGGGCGAAATCAGACAGAGACAGGTCGTAACGATCATCGTCATGGTATTTGCGCAGACTCAGTTCAATACCCACTGTTTCCTCTGGTGTTAAACCTTCCCACCCACGCGCTCCGGCATATAGAGGGACTGAATCATCTTCCCCTTCGTTAGTTTCAAACCATGTACTTATTTTTTCGTCGTATCCAAACCAACCAATTGGCTCCTGTTTCTCTGCCTTTTCGATTGCAGCGCGGAGGGCGGTGATGGATTCAGTTGTGTTGCGTTTTGCCTGCTCCAGCGCAGACTCAGGCCAAA